TTATTGATAGTATTCGTCAATAATACATAAGATTGTCTTAATAATCGTACGCGCATCTTCCACGTTTTCAAGTTGCACAGTTTCATCAATTTGCGTATTTATGTCTGGCGTATCCCAATGAAATATCTTATGCCTATATTCTACCAAAGCTTTATAAGCTTTCTCAAAATAGTTAATCTTGTTTGTATCATTAATAATTGAACAAGTAGATTCTTTAAGTTTACAGATACTCGTATTATAATCGAAAGAAAACATGGTAAATTTTCCATTATTATTAAATTTTATGTTGTAATCATTCATCATATTTAGGCGTAAATGCCCCTCTAAAGCTCTTAATACTTCAAAAGTTAGTTCCGTACAAGTATACCCATTATCAGGCACCCTAAGATTAAAAACTGCTTTTTTTAAAGATTTCCTTAATTTAGGAGAGTGTTTGTCGTATGAATTGGGGAGATAAACTTTAAAATCTTCATCAATAGTATCCTTATTGAGTGATTGATCATAGTTATCATTCAGCACGTCGATGATATTTTCTTCATCAATTAGTTGATAAAAACAAGAGTCAGCTTCACTGAACAATAATAATGGCCTTCCCTGTATCCTTGCCTTACGTGTATTTTTATAATATGTTATTACAACTTTATCTTTCCATTTTCCTATAAAATTGTATCTCATTTCAGTGCTAGAATCAACGACCTTTTCATTTGACGCACAATTACCCGATTCTCCAATCAGATTACAAATTGATTTAAAATCTAATAAGCTTATATTCTTATAAGTTCGAGAACAATTTTTATTATTGCCTTTATTCAATTGACAAAGCGGATGTTCAATAATATAATCTGCGAGTTTAATTTTTTCATCTTGCTCTTTTCCATTTGTTACTTGTATTGTAGTTCCTCCCTTTTTGGTAAAAAAAACATCAAGAAAAAAGACTTTAGTGGCTGAGTTAATATTATATCTTGTTCTAGATCCTTTTGATTCTTGTGCCACTTCAGAATTTTCATAATTTTTCTCAGCAAATTCTTCAATTACCTCAAGTATATTATCCTGATTTAATAAAACGTCTTTATATTCGCTCATCTGAGCCTCCAAAAAAAGAATAACGACCTAGATTTAAGCGGCCGTCGTGTTAGTAGTAAAATTATATACTTTTTTTACACACCTGTCAATCCAAAGAAACATCCGCCCCGAAGGACAGCCTGAATCTACAATTATTAATCACCCACAGTATCCCTCGGATACAACTGAACATGCACGAACTGGCTAGAATAATACCGGATCGTGCCAAGTCCAACAGACTGAGCAATCCTCGCAATACGATCGACCATTTCAGCGCTCATGCCCGGTGTGTATAAATCACACGCATCACCAGATAAGTGCAGGCTGTCTGGAACACCACCGTCACGCACATTCTGATCCGGACAACGAAAACCGGAAGTGATGACGATCTGACAATCCTTTCCCGTTTCAGCTGAGAGAATATCTCTGACTTGCTGAATTTTAAGCTTCAAAGGATTCTTAATATCTCCACCGCATCCACATTTACATTTGAATTCATCCGCTGTGAAATTCTTTAAAGTCACCGGTTCCTGTTCTGGTGTCATACCTGCGGTACCGTTACCAAACAATGCCTGATAAGTCTGATCTCCAACAATCCCATCTGGCGTTAATCCAACGGATGCCTGGAAATCCTTAACGGCCTGGTAGGTCTGTGGCCCAGGAATCCCGTCCATATCCCCATGATAGAAACCAAGTTCCTTTAATCGTTGCTGGTAGCCACGCACTTGGGCTTCCGCATGTGCTTGAGTGACCTCACCAAACAATCCGTCTGCTGCAATTCCATAGGCTCTCTGACCATTTGCAACACATTGGGCTGTCTCCGGTCCATCGATGTCATCCATCGCAGGCGCACCATAATTACAAATGTTTGCCCAGCACTGAATATTCCAGACTGTCCACACATAACCGGATGCCTGTGGCGCTGTAGGCTGAGGAAGTGAGGTAGGGGGTGCAATTGCTCCGTTATTCCAGTATTCAACGTACAATTCATTACAATCGCAGTTTCCAATACCAGGGACATATTCCGAATCCGTATACTGCCACATACCGAACAATCCTGGATTGCTGTGTGTGATGCGGTCGTTATACTGCGCGATCCACAAAGGGTAATCTGCAAAGGCGTTGGCGTTAATATAATTGTTAAACCAGTTCAGGTTCGCATAAATCCCACCTTTTACACTGCGTTCATTACAACGGTTCAGAAATGCCGAAGCGACTTCGTTGGCAATACCCGCATAATCCGGGTCTTCCATATCAATATAGATCGGAAGATCAACGCCATACTGAAGGGCAGCATCAATGGTTCGATCTGCTTCTTCGACAGCTTGAGCAGCATTAGCCGCTCGGCTGAAAATATAGACCCCAACATGTAAACCTGCTGCGTGTGCACCAACCATGTTCGCATCAAACTGGCTGTCTCTTGGTACGTACATTCCATCCGCAAAACGGATAATAGCACCAGCAACTCCGGAGGCCTTTACAGCATCCCAGTCAATATCACCCTGCCAGGAGCTTACGTCTACTACTTTATAAGCCATCTATTCCTTACCTCCAATCCTAATGTTCACATCTTCACCGGCCTTTAGCGCGTCAGTCACCCGCTGCCCCTCTTTAGCCGCCTTGGTGAAGTTGCAGTTCTTCCATACCGCCAGTGCTACACCGACAATCTGGCCGACGCAGGAGAGGACCAGCGTTACCTGATCCTCACTGATTGGCAGCACAGCGTGCCCACTTGCAGTTAAAATCATGTTGAGGGTGGTCAGTACGGCCACCGCTATGGTTGTTATTTGTTTCCAATCCATTATTCTTTCCCTCCATTTTGAAATAGAATTCTTACACTCTCATACAGATCATGAGCAAAGCTGTTGCCGCCCAATTCCCGATATGATTCATATAAGCCCGTTAAAACTTCAAACTGCCGGGGTGTGATCTCCCCAGCTTCTAAATATTTTTCACACAAAAAAACGACCCGATCACGTAAGGTCGCCATACTGGCACGTTCCAAGGCCGCTAATTGCGCTCTCATCTCTGCAATCTGCTTGTCTTGTAAGCTTTCAGGGTCTTGAACATGTTTCTTAAACAGACCTCTGAGCCAGCTTCCTACAGGCGTACAGACCAATATAAAGACCGCAGCAATTGTCGTGATCGCTGCGGCCCATTCCTTTAAATTAATTAAATACTCTGGTGGTGGCATCATTCCGTGTCCTCCCTACTCCGCCGGTTTTACCTCCGGCACTTCCTCCAACATAAAATCCAGAATATCAAACAGAATTGGCTCATAATCTTGATCAAAGAGCAGCTCTGGAAAAACCTTCGCAATAGGTACCTCCGTTTCGGCTTCAAGCAGTTCATTCGTGATCTCTTTCCATTCTTGTGAGTCTTTTTCTGCCTCGATGCCATTCAGTTCTTCAAGATAATCCCCATACTCCGCAAGGAGCTTCTTTTTATTTTGTTTGATCGTAAAGCCGATACGCCCGGGAAGCTTGATTCCCGCTTTATTCAAATTTTCAAAATTGTCGATCGCAGCAATAATTTCTTTGTTTTTCAGTTTCATTTATTTTTATCCTTTACTGTCTATTTTTCGTTGATTAATTCTTCCAGTTCTAAATCCTTCAAAACCTGACGCACCTGATCTTTAATCCGATCCGGTACCTGCGAAAAGTCCTTTTTACCATTCACAATCAAAGTTGCGTAAATAACGGCCATATCCTTTCCCTCCTTTCCTGCTAGTTTTGTTAAAATCCAAAGCTTAATTTTTGTCAGCATCGAGTAATGCTTGCACTTCCGCCCGTATTTTCTGCGGGACATCTTTAATCGTTTTTTGACCTTCTTTAATGAGCGTGTAATAGATTTTAGCCATTTTAAACCTCCCCAATGATCATTTCATAAACTTCTGTCAAAGCCATCATAATATCATTATTTGTTTTTTGCACTTCTGTTTTTAAGTCTGGCTCCTGCATAATGATTTGAACCACCTCAGCGGTCTGATCAATATCATAGACAAAGTGTCGATTGACCGTATAGGTTCTGATTTGAGAGAATCCTTCAAATACTTGATTGGTCTCAAAAGGAATTTCCACCCCGCTCTCATCGACTCCTTTCCCGCCCAGTTCAATACGGGAAGCATGATTTTTGAAGGCATTTTCGATATCAAGTGGCGTCTTTTCATTTTCAAGCAAAACCCCAATTTCCAAAGTCCTTTCACCATGTCCAAGAATCTCTCCGGGCTCAGCGTAAAGCACGTTATAAAGCGTCCCATTTTTTAACTTTAATATTTTCATAAATGTTCCTTTCTATGCGGTTCGCTTCCACATATAAACAGCAAGGTATGGCGGCATATTGTCGTGTGCGCCATTACCCCCAGTTGGATCGGAGGAATTCCAATTGTTTTGATTTGTGACCAGATTGTTCGAGGGCGGCTGACCCGCTACTGCATCTGCCGTTGCAAACACTGTTGTGCCTTGCCCACCGCCCCATAACCAGGAATGCGATCCATGTTTAAAAGGGTGTCCGTGAGATGGCATTTGTGCTGTGGAAAGCGCCACCGTCGATGCCCCGCCAGTACTCCCATTGCCATAGCTGGCGCTGCGTCCAAGTAGGAACCGCCCTTGCAGCTCCACCCACGTCCCTCCGAGAAACCCCGAGGGATTTACGCCATTCACAGACATATAAATACTTCCCACTGGATAAACCGCGTCCAATATTGTTTTCAGCGCCCCAACACTGTTTTCCAAGAGTGCGTCCGACCTTATCTTGATATTTCCGTCCTCCGTAAACTTAAGTGGAACCCGCGCAATACCGACGGTTACCGCTGCCGAAGCTGTTGTGATTTTATCTCTTACGGTCAAAGTGATCGTATAGGATTTAGCGGCGTCAAAGGTATGGGTCAGTGTCACACTGGTTGCCGCAACTCCGATAGCCACCGTCCCCGCAGACTGGGTTCCTCCGGCAGGCCCCCAGGTATAACTGTATCCAGTCGGTGTTCCGGTTTTCGTCCAGGATAAAGTAACATTCGTTCCCTTACCCCCACTTGTTCTGCTTGCGGCAATCGTGTTAATGGATACAGGGGTATAAGCGACTTCCGTCAATGTTTTTGAAACGCTTGTCTCATTCCCTCGGGAGTCAACCGCCTTACAGGTTACTGTTCCAGACTTTGCTGCCGTAAAGGAAACCGATAAACTGCTGGCACCTGCGGCAACCTCCTTCGTAACGCCACCACAGGTAAAAACATACTTGCTGATCGTCGCGGATTTCTTCCCCGTCGATTTTGTACTGATCGCGCATTGTAACGTGGAATAGTTTTTTACCATTTTGGTAGTGCTTGACCCGGTAAATCCAGCCGTTGCCGCATTCGTATCCGTCACTGCAATCACCGGCGCCGTTGGATTGGCATTTTGACAGCTGATAGTAACAGATCGCCAATCAATATTGACTTGCGTGTTTCCCTCGTAAGTACAGTGTGCAAATGTTACCGTCACACTTTTGTTGCTTGGATACGCCGCCCAAAGCCTGTTTTTGGAATCAGCCGTTAAAGCAATGGTTGAAGGGCTGGTGGACAGGCTAAAGCTCGCAAAATTCGACGCCTTATCAGATGTTAAAATTAACTTAGCACTCCGTCCGCTGGATGGTATTGTAAAAGAATACGTGTACGAGCTGTCGTCATTCCAGGTCGCCGGCATGGATGTCACCGTGGAGTTGGTCGCAAGCGTCGGCAGATTGAAACTCCCTGAACACGACGATGTTCCCAAAGAAATGCCGGAAGAATGCCAGGCGGATACACCGTAACTCCTCCCATGAGCAAGTGTCACGTCATAGGTGCGGAACACCCGATAGACCCCCGCGGGCCGGTAATCAAACGTCGCGACTGTCCCGTTATCAATTGCACTTCCATTAACAGTAAACCCGAATGTCGTATCATTGTCCGCATTCCAGGAGGATCCCCCAGAACCAGAATAGCCCACATATTGGAGCCTGACAGTATAAGTTGTCGATGTGTTCGATAGAATTTCATATTCAATATATGTCAGCTGCCCCGCATAACTCCCTGCGTAATTTGCCTGACAGATTCTTGTAAAAGCCATGGTGCCTCCTTATGCAATTTTGCTGATCCAGATTTCAGTTCCAACCTTTTCAAATAAAAGTCCCGAAAGCTCGCTCTTTCCGCTGACCTTAATCTGTTTGGTCTCCGTTCCATACGAGGTAAATTCCGCGATTTTATTTCCGCCAGTATCGACTACCCGCGTCCCATCACCATCCGCAATCAGCTCCGTCGCTTTTTTACTGTTTTTGATCCTCAGCCCATCGCCCGTGTTCAGATTTAACACAAGATTGCCATCTGCACTCTGAATGGTTCCGGCTGTAACCGTCCCTAAATTTGCAGACAGAGCCGACAGGCTCTGGACATTTAATTTCTCCGCATCAATCGTTCTGGCCTGGATAGCACCACCGTTAATAGTTGTTTTATCCTCATATTGCCAGTCTTTTATCTGCGATTTATTATTATTGGCAACAACCGCCGCTTCTTCTGCACGTTCGCCGGCTTCCTTTGCAGCGTCCTGAGCAGATACCGCATTATGATTCGCTGTGTCAATGGAGCCCGTAACGTCATTCCCTAAAAGCGTTACCGTAATACTTCCAGCTCGAATTCTGCCTGCGTCCAGATATCCAGTCGTAATTTTACCCGCATCAATGCTGGCAATTTTTCCATTCGTTGCCGTAATACAGTTTGCTGCCAGTTCATTGGCAGTCACAGCTCCGGCTGCAATTTTCCCAGCCGTGACCGCGCCTGCCACGATTTTATCCGATGTGACGCTGCCCGCCGCTAGGTTTCCCGCAGCGATGGTTGCAGCAGCGATCTTACTCCCTGTGATGGTGCTTGCTGCAATCTGAGACGCCGTTACAGTTCCAGTATAAATTTTCCCGCCATTGATATAGGTTTTGTTATTGTTATAACACCATGCGGCAAGAACAGAATCGATCGAAGCAATCTGCGCAATCTGATTGGAACCTAACTGTTTCCAATGAATATTCCGAATATAAGTCGTGCCAGTTTGTCCGCTGTAACGCGGCAGGTAACGGATTCGGGCATAATATGCCTTTTTTCGTATATCCGTCAATGTCGGAACCATGCTCCATCCTTCAAAGGTTTGCCATTGATTTGCGGCGGATGTAGTAAGACCGCTGAGAATATTAAGGGCGGCTTCATTGCCTGTCATTTCCACTTTATTTTTATCATAAAAACAAATTTGAATATAGAAGGTACCCGTTGTCGTCGCTGCATTGTAAACATCCATACACCAATAAAAAGGATTATCCACATTTACAGGAATATACTCCGTATATAAAAATTGAGCGTTGACAGTTTTAATGAGGTTTCCGGAATTGGCATTGCCTCCTGTCACTTCAGTTGCCGGAATAATGGTATAAGTTCCAGTGGCAAATGGTCTGCAGGCTAAATCACCATTGTAGGTCTGGTCAAACAGTTCTACGCCATTCAATTTCGTCTGTGCGTTGACCGTCAGTTGATTCAAAGCGCTTTGGGCATTACTTTTTGCCGTATTGATACTTCCCTGCGTACTGCTATCGAGTTTTCCAATAACAATACTTCCAGCCTGAATTCTTGCAGCGTCAATGTAACCTGACGTAATTTTACCCGCATCTAAAGCCGCAATTTTGGCACTCTGAATCGTCGCATCCGCAATCTGTGCATTCGTAACAGCCGCATTTGCAATGGCATTTGTTCCAAACTGAGCCGCCGTCCACTTGCTGCCGTCCCAACGGTAAACCCTGTTCCCATCATCCGTATCAAACCAAGTATCTCCAGTTTTTCTTTTCTCAATCGATGGCTGTCCGGTCTGATAAAAGACGGTGTTCTTACCATCAGCTGTGGTCAGTGCACTATTAGCACTATCCACCGCCCCATTGATCATTCCAGACACCGTACCGGACAATTTATCCAGATCAATGGCCCCGGGTGCGATCTGCACTCCGTTGATGGTGCCGACCGTGATATTCGCCGCGTTCAGGTTCACAACCTCGATCTGGGCAGCATCAAGCCTCCCGGCGGTGATCTTATTAGCCGTCAACCCCACAATCTTCGCATCGGTAATACTGCCGTCTGCAATCTGCGTAGTGCCAATAACACCTGTACCAATCATAGCGGTAGTAATACAACCATTCTTAATGTTGGCAAGGTCAATGTCCGCTTTGCCGATCATGGCCGAGTCAATGTCCGCAACGTCCGCTTTCAGCTTTCCAATATCCGCAGTAATAGCTGATAAATCGCCTACCTCGGCAACATCTGCCTTCAGCTTCACAATATCCGCTTCTGCCACAGTAAGCTTGCCGGTAATCGTCGCTTGATCAACCGTCAGCTTTTCAATATCAGCCTCTGCTGCTGTGAGCTTGCCCGTGATCGTTACCTGTCCAGCTGTCAAGGTCTCAATATTACCCTGGGCGGCTTCAAGCTTCCCTGAGATGGTCACGTCCTGGGCTTTAAGATCATTAATCTCCGCCTCGCTGGCCGTCAGTTTCCCATAAATCGTGACGTTCTCAGCTTCCAGACGATTAACCTTGATCTCAACTGCGTCCACAGCCCCCATGGCCGCGTCAGCCTTGTCATTGGCACTGTTGAGTCCTCCGGCAAAAACCGGCGTGGTATAAGTCGTTGTGCCATCACTCCAGGAACATCGGCTTCTGGTCCAGATATATTTGCCTTTTTCCCAGGCCGGGCAGGTCTCAGACCACGCGCCACCAAGCAAAATTTTATTGCTGGTCGAAAGGTAGTATTCCTCCATAATCTCCGTGGCCGAAACACCCGCAGCGCCTTTATCCCCGGTAATACAGACCGGCTTCGTAGCTTTTTCGGTCCCATCAGAGTACCGAACCACTGTCCGCTGCCAGATATGCTTTCCTTCTGCCCACACAGGCGCTGTCTCCGTCCAGGGGCCTTCCGGCGCCGTTACTGGTGATGTGGTCTGGCAGTACTCCAGATCCACCCGGTCAATGCCGATACCATCATCCCCGTCAAGAACGTTGATCAGCGTCACTTCTGCAAAACAGAGCTCACTGCCGTCGGCGCTTTTAGCCGCCACCCTGAAGACCGTCTTTTCAGGCACCTGATCCGCCGTTACCGTCAAAAACGGCCGCGTGGCAATGTTCACGCCCCGCTCCGTCCACTGAAGGGCTAACCGGTCAGTCACATCCGTGCCGCCGCGCATCACCCGGGCAGTCAGGGTCGTGGTACCTGTACCGTTCTTAAAAACAATGCCATTGTCCGAAAGAATTTCCAGGGTGTAAGGCTTTGCGCTTTGGATGAGTTCCTCCAGGCGTTCCGTAATATCCGTCGAAAGCTTATTTTCCAGAGCCTTGAAGTTGGAGAACACATTCCTGTTCTTTGTCGGGTCACAAAAGGAGACCTCCTGTTCGCTGACCCTTGCCTCCAACAGCAAGGCTGGTGTAAACTTATCATCGTGAATCGTAACCGTGTCGCCAATATTCAGCTCAAAAGCACCCTCAACTTCATAAGTAATGGCAGGCTGGCTGATTTTCTTGAGTCTGGACAGCGCCTGACCATAGAGCACATTGATATTCTCAGTCTCATAATCCCAGCGGTATAAAATCCACGGGTCGTCATTGGTTGAAACCTGAGCCGGGTAATCCCCGGCCGTCTGAGGCGCGTAAATAAAGGGCTGCCCGGCATGGGTATAATAAAGGACATTCCCATCCGCATCGTATTCTGTTTTGTCAAGGGCTGAAATATTCAAACCGTCTTTGCCAAGCGGATAAATCGCACTGTAAAGCTCCGTTTTATCCACGGTCCGGCGAATGCCATCAATGGATTTTCCATAGTACAGAGTGACATTCTGCCGCCTTGTGCCAACGCCCTGATGCTCCTCATCATTAGCTTTGTAGACATTCAGCACGATTCTTTTGAGTGTGCCGTCACGGTTAAGCTCCGTGACAAACTCACATTCTGCATCAAATTTATTTACCAGCGATAGAAGCCTTGCCAGCTTTGTGTCCGTCCCTTCCCATTCAAGGGAACGGCTGTAATCCGAAACTTCATTGATCCCCAAAACCAGGTCGCTGAAGTTCTGTCCTCCGACCAGGTCGCTGTTGTTAAAATACCACTCAAAAGTTTGAGCCCCGCCGGATTTAAAAGCCGGAGATATCTCGTTGAGCAGCTCCATGCTGAGGTTTTCGCAGTAACAGGCCAGCTCCGTTTCCGTTTCCTCTGTCCGCATGATGTTAAAAAGGTAGTCCTGACCTCCATACCGAAAAGAGACATAGTTTTTTTCCGTTAAATACCTGTGCGCAGCGTTCCCTGTCTTCGGAACCGAAAAATCAAACGTGCTGGTGGCTTCCGTCAGATACCGGTGCCAGACATCATCAAAAAAGTGGAGCGTCTCCGGCTTCTCGTTGTCAATAAAGGCAACGCGCCGAAGCGTCTTATCATGAATGCTGATTAACATAGCCTACAACCACTTCTTTCTATACTCAACCGTGATTTCAGGCAGTTCTTTGCACCAGCTTGAAGTGTAAAATTCAATGTCGGTTTCCCCAGGCGGCAGCGGATAAAAAGCACTCCCGGTCACCATCTCCTCGTTTCTGGGCAGTCCGCGAACCGTGATGCTGTCGCTTTCGCAGTCAACCACCACCTCGCTTCCGGCAGAATACCGGTTTGGTACATCCCGCTGCTTCTCAACACGATTCTTAACCCCGAGGATCTTCCCGACATTCATGACCGTCACATAATTTGACCGCCCAGCATACTGGCCGATAAAAACATACACAAACCGTACTTTCTTATCTTTAATGGCCGGTATATCGACCGCGTAATAGGCTCCCCAATAATAAAATTGGATTTTACCGCCCTCTTTGAGAAGATCCTCATAGCCGCGATGCCTGAACGGGTTATGTTCAAAATAGACCGTTGGCAGAAGATCAAATTTCTTGTACTCGCCACCATTGGGTTCTGTGCTCTTTCCAGTCCAAAAAACAACCTGTGCCGTATTTCCTGTAGCGTCCGTTTTGGTAATGCCAAAACCAGCGATAAATTCGTTGTTTTCATCGGCCAGTATGACTTGTATCAGGCCGGTCTGACCTAGAGCTCCAGTCATAAACTGGGGTTGAAACCACAGATAGAAGTTCTTTGCGCCTACCTCGCCCTCGCTGTCTGCCGGCAGTTCCAGACGCCAGCATCCACCAAAGATTCCTCCGCTGCTTGTACCGTGAGCATCCAGATACAATGTCTCATAATCCTCCGTAGCTGGGTCTACCTTGTGGACATTGCCAACCTTTAAGGTGCCATTGCAGTTGAAGCCCGGGTTTTGAGGATAGTTTCCTGTGTAAGGCTTAAACGCATCAAATCCGTCCGTTTCCGTATTAAAAAGCGTCTCGGACTGTTCATAGGGCGTGGTGTCTGCCTCCTCGATATTGCCCATCTCAAAGGCTCCCCCGGTATGCACGATGCCAATATAGCCATTTTCGGCTTTATGCTTGATTCGATACACCGGATAAATATCACCACTACCATCATTGTTAACATGCGCTACCAGCTTTCCATCCTCCACCGATGCCGCCACGCTTGTAATCAGATCTGAAACCAGATAAGGGTCCGCGCAGTAAAAACGCATCTCCCCCATGATATTGAGCTGGCCCTCATCCGGGGGCTCAATGGCCTCCAGTGTTCCGGTATAATGGGCATTCGGTTCATCCGCAAATCGGATGGTTCGGTTCTCACCCCTGCAAAAGTTTTTAAGCTTACGGAACCGGACCATAAATTCAGCCGCCGTAGGAGCCGTCAGGGCAAACCGCACCGTCAAAGTGCGGCCTCCCTGCCGTTTTCCGTAGTATTCCATACCATCCATCCCAACAGGCCGTTCCTCATCCGTAATCAGATATTCCAGCGATTCACGTCCAGATACGTTAATGGTATGATATCCACTCACATGGTTTTCAATATACTCCCCATCCAGAGAGACCGCCTCGCTGCTCATCGGAAGATTCCAAGATGTCTCATATGCCATTACACAATCCCTCCAATCCGGTTTCTGCGTTTTTCATCAAACGTGTTCTTTTCATTCACATACCTTGCGCTGCCATAGCCTACTTTGCGGCCATCCATCACACTGGTGACCTCAACTTTTATATCCGGCACCCGGCGCCTGTGGCCTTGTGTTCCACCTTGTGATGTCCATGTTTCATCCCAACTGCTTACGTTAAAGCCCTGAGCGCTGTTTGCAAATCGGGTATTCAACCCCGGCAGAATATCCCCGTGGCTGTTCCGGTAAGGTGCCCTTGGATTGGTCAGGCGTTTTAGTTTTTCCATTTCATCCGCCGGGATGATGGCCTCGTGCTTGTGTACCCAGGCGATCATATCCTGCGGAACGTCACGGCTGCCAACAGAGAACCCAAAGAACGATGCCGGATCCATCCTTTCACCATTCATACGTGTTTCAAAATGAAGGTGCGGGCCTGTAGAATTTCCGGTACTGCCAACTAAACCAATGACCTGCCCAGGAGCCACCATCTGCCCGACGCCAGCGATCAGTTGAGACATATGACCATACAGTGTTGACAGACCGTTGCCGTGGTCAATGGTGATGGCGTTCCCGTAGCCGCCCTTCCAGCCCGAGCTGGTAATGGTCCCGCCAAGGGCTGCGTAAACATTGCTCCCCATAGATGCCCCGATATCCAGTCCACCATGGTTTGTAGACCCACCGGCACCCGGATAGGGCCGGTTTCCAAACCAGCTTGTGATTTCCGTGAAGTCACTCGGCCATACCATACCGCCAGCACCCATAATGCCAGTTCCTCCTCCTAATGTAATACCAAGTTCTTTGAGCAAATCCGGCGCCTTATCCCCCATGAAGCTCATGACTGCGGACAAGTTCAACTTGCCCTGGCTAAAGGAGTTCTTCATTTCAGCAATCATGCTGTCCACAAAGGATGCCAGATGGCTGTCCCTCAGGGAATTGATTAACCCCTTGCCAAGCATCGTCCCAACATAGTAGGTAAAATGCGATGGTGAATGGATCTCAAAGCCTTCAATGAATTTTGACTTTAGAGTCTCAACCAAATCTTCAATGGCGCCAGTGACGCCGCCCGCTGTATCCCGGACACCCCGGGCCAGTTCGTTGATCATGTTGGTGCCATAGCCATACAACGTATTTGACAGTCCTTGAATATACCTGAGCGACGGTGAAAATCCCGAGGTAACCACACCGTACAGGCCGCCCAAAATACTCTGCACACCATCGCGCATTCCCGTCCAGGAGGACAAAGATTCTGAGAGCATGGACTGCCAGGTTTTTCGGAGATAGGCGAGAATAGTGTTCCAGCTATTGGCGGTGCCATTTGAAATCGCCCCCCACTTGGAAGTGATCATATTTTCCAGGGCTGCCCAATCACTGGAAGCGTCGGACTTAATGGCTGTCCAAGTTGTTTTTAAGAATGTCTGGATTGCCTGCCATTGAGTAGTGGTTGAAGCGGATACCTGGCTCCATTCGCTGTCGATCTCTACGGAAATGCCCTTCAGAAGATCGTTACTGAAGGAATCTGTCCCGGTTATTTTAAGCCCGACATTGGTATTTAAATTTGAACTTGTCGGGGATGAAGTCGGCGCACTGGCAGCGGCCTGTGCATAAGCCATTGATACATCATGCGGAATCACCTGCGTTCCGTTTGGCAAAACAACCAGCTCGCCGCGGCCCCCTTCGTTAATCCTCGCAAAACCACCTTGGAAGTCATCTGTCCCGCGTGCCAAGTAAGGTATCTCCGAAATAGAGACTCCTGGAATTTTATTAATCAACCCAACAGCAACATTAATGCCCCCAATCACGCCATTAACAAACCCTTTTACTTGTCCGACTAATTCGTTAACTGCCCCTTCAATTCCAGAAAAGATGCCGTCAACAAATCCTGTAAGGCCCTCCCATGTTGAGCGGATACTGTCAAACACACCTTTGATAACAGCGTCCACTTTATCCATCACACTTCTGCAAACACTGTAAATACCATTAAAAACTGTGCTGACAACACTGGATATACTGGAAATCAAACTTGAAATCTTATTAATGATTCCAGATATAAATGCCATGGCTTTTGTCCAGGTTTCAGATATGACACTAAAGATTGTCGAAAAAACACCAGTGACAACATTAAGAACCTGACCAATGATCTGCACGATGGCCGCAATAACATTGGCAACCACAGTGACAACAGGGGCAATAATCGCGATGATCGTGCTGATCAGACCGCCGATAAAACCAATAATCGGCGAGAGTGCCTGCATGATGTTATTTACCACATCGACAACGATGCTCAGAACATTCATAACGACTGGTGCCACCGCCTCAACAACGGTCATCACCGCATTCACAATGGCCAACAGGGCCGGCATTGCCGCCTGAATGATATTCATCAGCACATTGGTAATGGTGTTGATCGTCGGCAGTAATGAGCTGATCAGCTGCGAGATAAACGGTGCGATCATCGCAATAACCTGGGCGATAACGCTCACTATTTGTGCGATCGCCGGCGCCAATCCCTGAAGAACGGTTGTGACAACCTGAAGGATCGCGCCGCCAATCTGCTTAAACAGCTCACCCAGTTGCGTGATGATGGGCAGCACAGCAGCTTTGATCGTATCAAAAGAACCCATAATACTGCTCCTGAACGCCTCGTTTGTACTCATCAGGTAAGCGAAGGCTGCGGTCAGGCTGGTTATGGCCATGACAGCAATGCCGACAGGCCCTGTTAAAGCCGAGAAAACCGCAGCTGCTTTTCCGGAGAAGAAGCTTGAGGCGCCGCCGGCTAGTTCGATTTCTCCTAATAGCTGCGGTATTTTTCCGATAGTTCTTGATACAAAACCAAAGGCTTTTCCTAATCCATTCAAACTTTTTCCTAAAACAATCAAAACCGGACCGGCTGCAGCTAACCCTAAAATGACATCTCCAATCCGCTGCAACTGTTCCGGGCTGGCGTTCTGTGTGTACTCAGCCAATTGATTCAGTTTTTCAGTGAGAACCTCCAAAACTGGTACAGCTGCCTGACTGACCGATGCGAAAACAGCGGGTAAAACATCCAGGCTGGCCGTAAAGGTTTGAATCGTGTTGATCAATTCAGGATAGGCCTCTTCTGCGTTCCATATGCCAATCGCCATGTTTCTGAATTTTGAATTCAGGCTGTCCATGGCGCCGGAAAGGGTTCCCTTCATTTCTTTGGCAAGTCCTCCATATGCCGCGGTTGCTCCATTGACGCCGTCGGTTCCTTCATTCATGCCCTCAAGCAGTTTAGGAAGTGCGTCTGCAGCCAGTAACTCACCGGTTTCCATCATTTTATAGATGCTCTCTCCAGTCACGCCATAAGCATTGCCCAAAATTTTAACTGCTGGTATCCCCATTTCCATAAAACGGTTCAGTTCTTCCAACTGGATTTTTCCTTTGGAACTCATGCGGCCAATGGCCTCTGATAAAGAATTGACTCCAACTTGTCCATAACCAGTAGCGATCGCCGCATTGGTGATACCTTCAAGGTAGGGAATACACTCGTTGGCAGCCACTCCCATTGCCATTAAAACTTTTCCGGCCGTCAAATAGGTATCATAAGAAAAAGGGGTTGTTAGAGCAAACTTGTAGAGATCCTCTAACATCTGTTCCGCAGCCTCTGCACTTCCCAAAAGCACCTTGAAGGCGACACGGGTGTTTTCTTTCAGGCTCAGAAAGTCAATGGCTGTTTTCACGGTGCTGGCCCCAAGCGTTTTAACCGCCGCACTGACCGGCATCAGCATTTTGCCAATATCATTCATCGCAGTCCCGGCAGTTTTCAAGCCGCCGGACATGGTTGCCAGTTTTTTAGAGACGCCGTCCAGAGACTTCGCCAGACTTTCATAAGCAGATTTGGATTCCCTAGCGCCTTTCTTAATCTTTTCAATGGTAGCGTCCGCTTGATATCCGATATCGGCGTAAGCCTTCTTCATCGCAGAAGATGCGTCCATGCCCGCCTTTTTGTATTCCGCTGCTATTTTAGCGACTTCGCTCCGCAGCTGGTTGACGGTTTTCCCTTGCTCCTCGGCAATCTGTTTAAGTGATTTGCTTGAGGCAGCCGCGGCGGCTTCCATCGACTGGGTAATCTCCGATCCCGTTGACCCCATTTTCTTCGAAACCTTGTCAATGGAGGACTGGGCTTTGCTAAAAGCCTTTTCCAGATTACTGGCGTCGCCTGTCATTTTGACACTAAGTGTATAATCAGCCATGCTTTTCTCCTCTCTGTGGCGGCTTCAGGCCGTTTGCTTGGTAAATCTTATGCACCCAGCTTTTCCCGTCACGGACTTCAATCTCCTCAATAATCTGCATATTTCTGCGAACAATCTCTCTATTGGCCGGCTGCTGTTGCTTTTGCCAAAGCTGCACCGGGCGCTTTCCTTTCTTGCGCATAACATTGCCCACAGCAACCTCCACCGCTTTTTGGAGCATGGTACTGTCACCGACAAGCTTGTCTTCATAAGATTTCATGATAAAAGCGCGTTCCGTATAAGTAAGCGCCTCATACTCACCCCGTGAAAAGCCAAAATTGACAACAAAAAAAGCAAAGTCTATCTCTTTCTGATAGTCCTTTGCCATTTTGCTGTACTCCGGATCACCCGGCCCGTCATGCAGGTATTGAAACCGAATTAATCGGTCTGGAATAAAAAAGCACAGTCCCTCTGAAGAGCGGCGACAATAGCCATGTTCAGCTTAATATAGCCCTCTGCCTCCATGAGCTTTTCAGCCTGTTCCATTCCTTTGTTGATATCAATATATTCACCGTCTGTGTCCTGAAGTCCGTAAGCAAAGTAAACCTTCAGGTGCTGAATTGACAGCATCCCTTTATTCCTTTGCAGGGAAGACATAACAGGCATTTCCGTCACTGCCTCAATCATTTCAATCCTTTTGATGCCATACTTCAATTCGTAATTCTTTTCATTAATTTTAAACATATTCTGTTCTCCTTTTAAATTTTTTGTATTAAAAAAGCACCCTTAAGTTTAAGAGTGCTTGATACAATTTTTGTTAATCTTCAACTAATTCCGTATAAGTAATAGCCTCATACTCTGCACTATATTAAATACAACACTTGTTAACTTTCAACCCGGGTGGCTGATTTTATTTTTCGATTAATTTATCCAATTTCTTTGATATTTCATCCATTTGGCGTATTAGAATCCAGTTTTGTTGCACCAAAGCATTAAAATATGTTAGTTTTGCAACATCTTCAGCCTTTCCCGATAACGTAGTACCAAACTCAATCATTGAGTTCCCAGCCAAAACAGATGAAATATTACCTACAGCTCTCGCATACTCATCCGACAAATTCCCAAGCTCATATTTATCCAAAATCTTCTGTATTTTTCTGGCCTGTTCCTCTTCTTTTTTCCTCTGCTTATCTTCCTTATTACCAAAAGCCATTACAATTCCTCCCTTTAATAATAATTTCAGCGCATGTTCTGCTTACTGATAGTATAACATGTTCTGCTTTCAAAAGGGAGGAAATCTTTTAAACGGTTGGTGGTGTCATTCCTTCAGGCCAGGCGGTTACTTTCCCCGCGTCTGCGCCTTCTAAAGTTGTCAGGTCGACAAGAGCGCCGTTTCCCTCTAAGCTGATAGAGTAAGTCATCGCGTCATCATAAGGTGCCTCCAAGGGATAATCTGTAATAAATGCCAGACCGCCAAACATTGCTTTCTTACGCTTTCCATCAATTACTTTTACACACACAGGATCGCTGTTTGTGAAAGCCTTGCTCAGTGTCTTGTGGGTCTCATCCGTCGGCACATAAATACCGTCATTGTCAATGGACCATTCCTTCATACCGGCGATTTTGGATTTCCATCCGCCTTCAGTATCCTTACTGGTCACTTCAATCGAATCCGCGGAGCGGTTGATCGTTAATCCCTGCTGACCGCTGATTGCCATCAGTTTTGCGCCGTCATCGCTGAAGACAGCCAAAATAATATCTTTACCTGCGATTGCTTTGGTGGTTGTCGCATCAAAGTCGCAATATACATTTTCATCAAATGCCATTTGTTTCATTTCCTCCTCGGTTAATAGTTTCCAATTGGTGGTGTCTGTATCTGGTGGTTCTTCTGTTGCGCCTTCTACTAAACGTTTATACATTTTCTGATTATAGGTAACAACCATATCCACTTCATAGGTCTTTGATGCCACCCAATTTCCTGTATTCACTAATGCCATAATATCTCCTATACTTTTGTCCTAAATCCATAACAGACCTTAAACTCATAGGCCATAATCGCATGCCTTTCGCCTGTATCGTCTGTTTTCAAATTTTGCATTCCCTGTTCCGTTTGCATGAGCAGATCAACATAATCAGGCAGTTGAATGTACTCGGTCATGGCCTCCTCCAGTTTTTTGATCAGTTCATAAACAGCAACACTCCCTTTGGTTTTCTCTGCGATAACATGGATGTGTACCGTAAAGACCTCACACCACATGGTTTTGGTGTTTTCTGGCCTCTTGCTGATAATTTCAGCAAAATAAAAAGGTGCCGGTTCATCCTCAGGCACCTCATCATAACACCGCAGCCCAGTCTTCTGCTCTACTTTATTCTGAATTGCCGCATGTAATTCGACAATACTAAGCTTTTTTAGCATGATCTTACCTCTTCAGTTCTTTCAGGAGGTCATCTTTAAAAATCTCACGTTGTGCGTCAACATTCTTTTTTAAGAAATACTGTCCTTTCACATAAGACTTAACCAGGCGCTTGCCAATGGCTGGGACGTAACGCCCCACCTGTTGGCGATGGCCATATTCAACGTGCGGGGCATATGCTTTCGTATAACCCATTTCACCGCTATCGCCATTTCCTGAAGGAAGCGAAACGCTGACCGATTCTCGCAATTGGCCGCCTTGACGCCCATCATCATAGTTTCCAACAGGCGTACCGCCTTCCATTTTTACTCGGTTATGCATTTCTGTAAGGTTTTTGGTTAAAACCCCATCCCATCGAATGGACGATTTCTGCCGAAGTGCCTGAGACAATTCTTCCAATCCCTCTAGTTCGATTTTCATAAGCGATACCCCTTCACATAAACAATCCGCCACCGTTCCGCATCCGACCCCCGGAAGCCTTCAACCGTATAAGTGTTGCCGCCAACCTTTACTTTGTCGGCCTCCCGGACACCCGCCAAGGACGCCCGGGTCATCAACTTCCGGTGGGCCGCGGTAAATTTCCGTCCCAGTACATCAACATCCTCGGCGCTCCACTCCGTCAGCCGGCCAGTGGTGTCCAGATAAGGCTTATCCACCGTCACTTCATTGCCCAGGGCATCCCTCCCGGTTTCTTCCCCGGCAATAAAAGTAATCTTCTGAAACCTCATAAAAACTTCACCACCCTTTTGTTGACGTTTTTGAGATACTGCTCAAACTCACTTTCGTACTCGGCCAGGACGTTGGCTACAAAGCTCGTACTCAGGGTATCCGCCCCTTCAGATACGATCCCTTCATAATATTTGCGGCGGATGAGCTTCACCGCCACATCCACCGCAATGCTCTGCATGCCGTCCGGCAGTTCAGCCGTCCCAATCCGGAGGTTAATCCGGTCCGTTGCCGTGGTGATGTATTCCTCCAGTTCGGTGTCTTCCGGGATGACCTCCTCATCCGACAGGCGCGTTTTGACGCGTTCAAGCAGTGCCATGCCACGCACCCGCTTAACCGGCCGCCGTTACAGCCGCCGTTGCGTCACTGGTCTTCGTCCCAGAATAGCCGTCAGCGCCAGTAACCTCGACCTTGATAAATTTACCTTCCTTGTCCGCGGCAAGCTTGTGCGTCTTACCCGTTGCCCCAGTGATGTCCGTATAGGCCCCGCCTTCCGTGTCAGCAGCTTTCCACTGATAGGTTACACTGGCAGCTGCCGGCATAACGTTCGCAGTCAAGGTCTGTCCAACCTGCACAGTGCCTGTGATGGCGACGGACTCAACCGGGGTTTTTACTCCCCCGGCGAAATGGTCCCTACAATAACACCGTCAATGAATTCCGGGAAAAATTTTACGCCGGAAAAGATCAGGGTTTCGATGGTTGCATTGCTAGTAGCAATGGCATGGGTCATACCGATTAAACCGGTCGCGTCAGAAGTCAGCCCGAAAGAGTTGGCCAAATCACCGCCGGTGGCTGGGATATAAGCGCCCCGGATGTTTTCCTTGGCGGTTGCAATCAGCTTGCCCGCTGTCAGGGTCGGTGAAATAACCACCGTGCCCAAGCCTAAAAAATCCTGAATATAGGACATCCCAAAAGCGGTCTGCATGGTGACCTGAGCGTTTGCCAAGTATCCGGCCACGTCATCGGTAGACACAAAGAAAATCGGGGTAGCGTCCTGGTCTTCGTAATATTTCTTCACTGCGGCCCAGGAATTGGATAAAGCCGCCTGCAGGCCTTTGCCGTTTGCCGTGCCCGTTCCTTCTCCAAGAAGCTTGTATAAGTCTTTTTTGATATCTTTCTGCAGGTTGGAGACCATCTTTTCGTCTGTACGGTTAACGGCCATTTCGCGGCCGACTTTCTGAATAGCCTCCGCAGATGTCTGTTTCCGATATTTTTTCAAAGTCAATTCGATGGTTTTGGCAAGCTCTCTTTTAACTTTAGTCAGTGCAATTTCTTCGCCTTCACCAACCTGTTCAGGTATATTAACCTGATACAGTTTATATACCTTGATCATGGTTCCTTCGGCCATTGGGTCCAGCTCAACAATGCCGAGCAGGTTCATCAACTCAGTAATATTGCTGTTTAGCCGAGATACGAAATCCACGGAAATCGCCGGTTCGAGATCCGCGGCAGCTGTCATGTTCTCAGGCGCCGCAAAACGCTGTAAATCAAATTTTTTCTTAATCATGTTTTCCTCCTGATATTTTATTTGAATAAATTTATGTTCTCTTTAATAAGACGCTGCCGTTCAGCACGGCTCTTAACCTCCAGAATCTGGTCTTTCGTCAGATTAGACGTGCTTCCTGTTTTTGGGGTTGAACCCTTCAGTGCATCTGCAACAGCCTTTTTAATGGACTCCTGGAAAAGCGAAACAAAAGAATCAACGGTCTTTTTAGTCTTATCCGCGTCATCGGATACAAGCATACCAAGCAGGTTGTCATCCACGTTAATGCCCTTGTCCGACAAAATACGCCGGGCTTCTTTAGACATTTCACTCAGTGTCTGCTGCTGTAGCAGAGCGTCGAGTTTTTTCTGCATCGCATCCCGTTCATGCTGGAGCTTTTCCTGTTCCGACATGCTGGCAAGCCGCTTTGCTTCCTCCAATTCTTTTTCTTTTTTGCTCTGCCATTCCGCAAATTTTCGGTTTAAAAGGCGGTTAACATCCTCATCTGTATATTTAGCATCGGGTTTGTTTTCTTCGGATTCTGGAGCTGTTTCGCCCGATTTCCTGCTTTTATCATCGCTGCTATCCAGTAAATCCGGGTCACCGCCATCCGATTGAGTGGTCGAAGCACTCTCTGCAAAGCGCTGTAAATCAAATTGTTTTAAAACGTGCTTAGTTTCTTTATTTTTTCGCATAATTTTTCCTTTCTTAGCTTTTTAGGTGTTCAAACGTTGCACCGTCATATTTCCCGTAGTTTTACGACGCCACGGCCTGTCAAAATGCCCGTTGCTTTTTCAGTCTTCCACGGCCTGGACATTCGCGTGATCCGGATAGGCTTCTGCCACGCCGGAAACACCAATAAAAAAAGCCCTTAAAAGGACTTGAAGGCTGAAATCTGCGGCTAAAGGGTCGTAAATGATCTTCGTATACCCTTCGTCTTTTTGAACTTGTATTTCGTTGTCCGATAGCGTCAAAACAGACGCAATCAACGTCTCCGTCAAAACCGACACCGCCGCGCAGACAATGTCTTTACCCGGTACGTCATAACCGGCATGACCGGATACTTCAATCGCGTTTGATTTTAAATGGTGTGTGATTTCAATCAATAAACCACCGTCCTTTTCTGCTGCTTTGCCTGCAGCTGGCAGATTTCAGGATCACCTCCAGTCTATAAATCTCTCTTGTTTGCAGCGTCTTTACCGGCTTTATAAATCCCATTGATTACCTGTATCCCTGTAAAAACAGCAGCAATCCACCAAATCACCCAGTAACCGGTGGTCATCTGCAGCGCCTGACCAATCATCCACAATAAAGCGAGTGTTAACATGCTGAACCTCCTAAAATTTCACACCAAAAAAGCACCTGCGCTTGCAAGTGCTCATGGCTATTGATTACATTCCTGGGATAAAATCCTTGATTTCTTTCACTACTATTTTTCTTCCTCCAATCTTTTCAAAACGTGTTCGACAAAGCCATCGGTAAATCCGCATTTTCCAGCTTCCAGATCAATAAAACTGTTAGACTGCCAACGATAAGTATTATCGGTTTCTACCGTTACATTATTGTGCAGCATTTTAAGGATTCGCCGACTGTATCGCTCGTCTTTCATATAATCGGTGACTCGCCTGAAAATTTCACGATCCATCCCATTTGTCGTTTTTTCATAATCAACAGCTAAAATGTATTTTATTTTTCCATCGGGATAAAAATCTTCCATCCTTTATCTCCTTCATATTGTTCAACGATATATCCGTATTCATTGAGGCTTTTTATTACTGAAAAGCGTCCATTCTCCGTTAGTCCGATCAAGGCAATTGGGGCTTTAACAGGCACCCTTAAAGCATTTGCCAGCTCCTGAGCTGCCTTCATGCCTTCCGCACCTGCATCACAGGAATAAATTTTTACTTCCTGCCCATTGTAGCTTTTGCTCTCTCGGATAATCTTGGCTAACTGCTCGGGGGTAAACTTTCTGACAATGCGTTTTTTCGAGTCCCGCATGTAAAAATTCTTACCATCAGAATGAAGTCCCGTTACCTGGTAATACTGGTCAAGCTCTGTCCTTGCCTTTAAGAGCAATTCGTTATCTTCGAGTTTACCACCTTTTTCAGGAAAATTCAAATGGAACACATCGACCACATTATCAGTCTCGAAGTGGTTCTTAATCTTCTCAGCCTGCTCATTGCCATGCTTCAGCTCGTAACCTTCCATCCAAGCATCCCAGTCCGACACTTCAATGGTAAAAGAACATCGGCACCAGGCATGCAGCGGCGGGAAGTTGACGCCGGGTGTTCGGTCTTTGATCTGAAAAGTCTCCTTAGCCACCTCACGGCAGATATCACAGACTTTCCCGTCCCCCACGGTGGATACCCGGTATTGCTCAAATTCAGACTCAAAGGGCGTCATCGTGGCTTCCGCCATGACATAGGTACCCTCCGTGTAAACAAGCCGATATGCGTCATTTCGGGCGACTTTATCGAATCGTTTTTTTAGGTTGCTCACGATCCGATCATAGGAATCGCCCCGGGCAAAGGCTTGTGCAATGTCCGTATTCAGGTAATTCGCCAGTTTTTCCGTGTTCCCCCAGATTCGGGTGCTGAAGTTCTTCCCATCTGCCCATGGGACATCCACAAATTTCCTGATGATATCCGCATTGATCGCGTAGAAGTTCTTGCCAAAGCCTAAGGCCTCAGCGGCCGCATTGGCCGCCCGCAGTGCCTGACGGTTGAGATGGTCGGTAATCTGCTCAATATTGGTAGCCCCAATTTCATACTGCTGCATCAAGATAGAATGCTGCAGGCCTTCAAGCCGGTTCAGCCTGTAAATAGAGTCACGAACCGGCATTAAATGGGCGTATTCGGGATACTTCTTGACAAACGCGTCCATTTGCTCCATGAATAGCCGCTGATCTTCTGCCGATAGGCGCTCCATCAAGGTCCGGTACTGGATCACATTATCCTCTCCAAATTGGGTGTAATAAGCCGCGATCTGTTTCTCAAGCTTCCGAAATTCCGCATCATAAAAGGACGATAGCCGTTTTTTTAGTTTGGCCTCGTCTTTTTCAAGTTGTTTGTTCAGTTGTTGCTGGCGTTTCTCCCAGTAGGTCATTGGGTGCCTCCTCAGTCCGGTCCGTCGGATAATCTGTGCTATAAGCGGTTTTATCCCATTCCTCGTCCATACGCTCAATTTCCTGCTTTGCATTGTCTACAATCGACAATACGGATAACTGCGTTTCCTGAGAAACCAAACCTTTTAGATTACCCGCAACCTGACTTTCTTCCAAAAGGTTTGCCGGAATATTCGGCGTGAATTTATAGCGAATACCAACCCAGTCTTCTCTATGGATGCCAGTTCCAGATATGCTGATAATGGGATTAGAAAAGATCAGTTTGTAACGTCGGTTCATACCTGAAGTAAACTTACGCTCTTTTGTCTTGGCAAGATTGCTCATACTTTGGAGTTTATATTTTAATGCGATGCCAGAGCTTTGACCAAAGTTTTCGTCGCTGATATTCGCCACCATACTGATCTGAAAAATCAGTCTTTCCAAACGGTTGATAAGGTTTTCCTGGGTAGCATCCGCATCAGGCTTCTGTAGAAACTCCACGATTATCTTTTCAGCATCGTCACCCTCAAGATTGATGATCCGGGTATCACGGAGTTCCGCCAGTTTGTCGTTGCTGAGAGCGGCGCCTAAAACTTTCAGATAAGCATCTGCGAAGTAGTCCACATCGTTGGCTTTTTCGCTGAGCGCTTTGTTGTAAGCATTGATCATTGGCAGCACGCTCTCAAAAATACCCATGCGCTCCTCGTTCTCGACAAATTCTGTGGCGGGTACGCCGTCAAAGCCGTGAATCTTTGGATCATCGGTGAAGACATAAATGCCTCGATTCTCAAAGTGCTGAATCATCTGACCATCAGACCAGCTACCCCGTTCAATGTTTTGACTGTCCTGATAATAACGAACAAAATAGAGTGGCCGCTCTAAGATGCTGTCGTCATAAATCATAAAGGCTTGCGTGGGGTCCAGGTGCGTGATGCCGATTTTGCTGCATTCATCCTCAAAATACATTTCATAACCACGGCCATAAATACTGCAAATCTTTGACAGTTCTGCATTACCGTCATCCTGATCGTTATATTGGTCAAGGTATTCCAGAGTTGCAGCGATCACCTCATCGTTGTGGGATACCTTTATCGGGATTCCCAAAAAGAATCCGTTCATTGTATCGACAATGTATTTTGCAAAGTTAACTGGAATGTGGTTGTCCGGTTTATAGTCCGCTTTTTTAGACTGATGTAAAATTTTGTAGTCATTTTTGTAAGCATCAATTAGCGGTTTAAAACGTTCCTGAACCAGCTGTTTGTGCTTTTGTATGTGTTTGGCGAGCAGATCCGGTGTCATCGGTGTTCCTTCGGATACTCTGAAAATATCGTCACTCATTAGATGCCTCCTTTGAAAAGATTAACCTTAATCGTCCGCTCCCGCCGAATTTCCTCGACCGAATAGCGTAGCATTGCCATCGCATCATCAAATACATTGACCGGCTCGTCCAGATAAATGTTGAGCCGTTCATCTTTTTTCCACTTCCATTGCTGGATCTCCTTAATTGTATGAACACAACTCGGGTGGATATGTATTTTTCGTTGCTTCAGACAGTCAATCTGAGCGTGGACACTGCCAGGCTCCTTCTTAACCGCGCGCGCCTTATACCCAGCCTTTTTCCACATCTGAATCCGATCCGGCTCAGCCGAATCACAGTACATCGGTATTTTTTTACGGATGCCCTTTTTGTTTGCCAGCCGGATCAATTCCTCGGTATCCTTCTCGTATTCATAGATTTCCCGGCACACATAGAGCTCACCATCCTTAAATCCCACCTCACCAATACAATTCGCGTGGTTAAAGCCAAAGTCCTGGGCATTGACCATATTGTCAAAACGCTCCGGCGCGCGGTCAAATTCCTCGATGATGTAGTTGGTCAGAATCAGACCACCGATCTCGCCCCACTCTCCCAGCCCGTAAATCCGGTATCCCTCCGGGTCCAGTTCCTTACGCCTCAGCATTCGGCGATGGTAAGCAGCGTCAATAAACCGGTTATCCAGATAGGTCGAATGGTGCGTTAAGACATCCGGGCTTCGGATGTCGAAGAAATCACGCTTAATCCAGTGCGTTTTTGAAACCGGGTTAAAGGTCCCCTTGATCTGATAAAAAAGACCGTCTGGAAGGTCCCCCCTCAAACGGTCATCAATGATTTCAACATCATCCTTTGTCAGCTCCGTCATTTCTTCCAGCCAGACATCCGTCAGCTTCCCTTGGGGGAAAGTAATGGACTTAAGCTTTTCACGCTGCCGTTCATCATTCATCCCCCGAAAAATGATGGAGTTTCCATTTGCCCTGCAGATCAGCTGTAAAGGGCTCATGGTTGCCTTCCAGTAAGGCGCCAGCCCATTGCGGTTGATCGCCCCGACCAGTTCCGCAAAGGTGCTGTCCCGGTTCGTCACCTCCGATTTCCGCACACACAGCAGATTGCGCCCTTTATCGTCCATCAAGCGCAGGATGTAACTTTGCGCCGTGTCCACAGACTTCCCAGACCCCGCAGAACCTTTCATAATAATATACCGCTGCCTTGATTGATGGACAGGTTTAAATATAGGGTTAAACCGCATTTTTATATCTTTAGTCATTTTCATCTTCCCCATAATCAACAGTGATTTTCAGATCCATATCCGCATTGAGATCAACCTTATCTGTGAACAAGCTGTAACGCTTGCCCAGAAGCTCCGCAGCCTTAACCCGGTCCTTGATACTCGCGTCTTTCTTGATCACACGCGCTTCAGAGCAGCCGTCACCTGTTCCTTCGACAATGACAACCTCTTCGCTCTCTTCATTACGCATCACCCCGGTCAGATACTTTAGAACCTCATCTTGATCCGCGATCAGCTTAGTCGCTTTTTGGGCCATTCTGTCCTCAATGTACTTTTTGATGTTGGGTTTTGCCAAGTTTTCAGAAGCAATATTTCTTGCGTTTTTTCCCGAATATCCCGCCCGAATAGCCGCCTGTGTGGCATTCAAATCTATCAGATACTCATCACAAAATCTTTTTTGTTTTTCCGTCAATGTCACCGGCTTCACCCCACTTTCAGACATCAAAAAAGCCACCAGCATAAGCCGATGACTTTTGATAATATATCGTATTTAATTTAATTTTTTTAAATATCTTACTCGGCTTACACGTAAACACGTGTTATAATATAACCATACTAAAGGAAAGGAGGAACTGCCGATGGGTAAGAAAAAGAAAAATCCCCTAAAGAAGCAATTAGAAATCATTTCAAAGATTGTCAATATACTAGCCGGTATCGCAACAATCGTAGCAATGATCTACAACACTTTCTTTAAGGGATAAACGAAGGGCGGAAACGCCCTTCCATTCTTACCTTGATTATACCCGTTGGTACAAAAATGTTCAAGAAATATTTATTTAAATATGCCTCGATGTCACTTCTACTCGTTGCCAACATCGCCCTTGCTGTAATGCTCGGCGTGAATTGGCTTTCAGGCATTGCGATTGCCCTTTGTATTTTATCTATTGCGCTTAACATCCTGTCCGATAAAATCGAATAACAGAGGTATCTTATATGAACTTAAAACAAATTCGTCAAGAACGAAACCTGTCTGTTCCAGACTTAGTTGAATTGTCCGGCGTCCCAAGAAGAACCATTCAGGACATTGAAAAACGCGATGACTGTCGGGTCTCTACCGCCATTATTTTAGCGGACGCACTTGGGGTCACCCTCGATGAACTTTGCCGAACCGAAAAGGCTGGGGAGTAATCTCCAGCTTTTTTCATTACACTAAAAAGACCCCGGTGCCGAAGCTTACCGAGGTCGTGGTCCACTATTCTTTGCTTTTTTACATCCAATTTTTCATTTTTATAGATTAAAGAATTTTGAAAGATTTTATTTTTTTAAGACTCCATCTTTGTGTCTCCATATCCAATTCACCTTCCACTTCCACTTCAAGCTCATCACGATGCGCATTACAAGCAATCTTGTAATCATCATTTGATAACGACATTCTGACGATTCTGTGTTTCCCTCGATGATAAGTAAATAATCTGACGTAATTATCCGAGAAATCATCTACTTTTTTATTGAGACTTTGTATCATTCCCTTTAGTACTACATCTTCGACAATAACTTCATCTCTATATATTTTCGATATTTCATCCATGGCCCAAAAATGGTTATTTTTTATTTTAATTTGTTTATCAATATTCGTATTCTTGGTTAATATTGAAGCATACCTTATCGTTGTTTCAACCTCTATATCACCAACGCCAGGATTTAGCTTGAGTAAAGACTCACAAATATTTGCAGTTGCGCCAGATTTGTAGCCTTCTTTAGTTACTTCAGTTAAACTTTTTTTTCGTTCTGCAACCTCATCGATTTGCGTTATCGCATTACACACCCTTTTCATTACTCGATGTTCAAAGCTGGTGTTGGACTCATCATCCTTTAAATAGGAAATTTGCTTTAATCTATCCGCCTGTTCGTCAATTACTTTTGCATCGATACTTATGATAAAACTTCCTCTTTCCGTTTGATCTAACTCAAAATTATCTAAATACCTCTGCGCACTCTGTGTGGCTCGCTGACATACAGGTTGTTTTTTCTCTTCAGCACATGCCGAATATAGAAATAGATTTTTTAATCCATCAATACAATTTGATGCATAATCCAAAGGTAATTTTCCATTTTTAGATATATCTGATATTATCCTAAACTCCACCCTATCAAAATAAACTGTTAAGACTTCTTTTGTCACAAGATCAAGATCTTTTCTTTCAAGATTCGATAGTGTCTCCAAAATATCGAGCAATCTTGGATAAAAATCTATAAATTTTTCACTTGCAGGAAGTGCGATTCTCATTTTGTATTTCGAGGATAGAAAAACCATCAATTTTTTATTTTTAAATTTTATATCCTGTTCCCAACCAGAAAGTATTAAATACTTTTTTATTGAATTCGCAGTGATACCATAAATATCTGTATTTCTTTTAATATTCATAGCTCTTCACCTTCCTGTAACCGTTCAAACAAACACAAGAGTTGCTTTTGATCGAACACTTGTGATACAGGAACCCTTATCCTAACTGTATTCTTATTCTCTTTTTGTGGTTCTCCCTTTAATGAACACCACCACGCACATTTTTTGAGAATAGTATATTCTTCTGTAACGTTAATCCATTCGTTTTTATCCTTAGGTAGAACATAAAGGATAAGAATTCTCGGCGATCCGACGTTTTCATTAATTAAATCTCTATAGTTTTTCGCTTCAAGATCGTATAATAAAAAATCGTCTTTAGGAGTTATGTTCGTTGTTGACTTTAATTGGAAATCAATGCTAAATCCATTATCATTCCACCTTTTATACCGGCTATCATATGTCATTGATTTGAAAGTTCCATCAACTCCATAATCAAATAGCGGCTTAAAAATATCTATACCCGCATCCGCCGCAATAGCCTCAACGTAAGCCGTACTTATCATTTCTTTAATGTGTTCTTCAGTCATATCGATACCATCATTTATCATTTATTAATGGTATTATATAACAATACTTTACAAAAGTGAATGTTTTTATTTGATAAAAGATCACAGTATCTCTTAATTACATTCTTACATACTATTATAATAACATTAAATTCTGTCCTCTGAGTCCCAAACTTATATTTTTTTCATTGACATTAAGTAATAGAATTTTCGACGCCGATCATAAAATGTATTTCTGCTGCAAGGAATATCCATAATTGTTTGAAGATAATTATACCCGACATGCTCATTCGTTACCGCCTTTAAAATATACGGATAAATCTCAGAATCGGCTTCCATCGCCGTTCGTTCGATCAACTGGCACTTTCTTTCAAGCTCAGCTCTTTTCATCGCCAAATGAGCGGTACCGTCCGATTTTTCAGTACCAAAGGGCATCCCCGTAATCTCCTGCGCACCAACGGTATGCGTGTTATATTTCAATTCATCCTTCCATTCATTGTATTGGAGGCAAAAGTTATAAATCTCTAAAAAACGGTACTTACTGATTTGATATTTATTCTGGTTTAATGGTCGAACGTTTGGCAATACTTTCGCTCCCCTCTCTTACACACTCCCCACCACGATCCACTGGACACCCCCAACGCAGTTCACAAAACTTGCATTTGGCCGGGATTCCATTTTTAAAATTCTCCGCTTCGCATATCCCTGTACGGTCGTAGGCACAAAATGAAGAAAGAATGCAGGTTTTACAGTCTGTTATGTCATTTTTGCTTATACAATTTCTCAAGTCATACATTTTTATCCCTCCGTTTCCCCTTCCACTTCACCACATCGTCAATCTGGAAGCTTTTCCGCAGTACCAGGGTATTCCCCCGAATCGTCCGCAGCCGCACATCCACACCGACGTGTGTGCCGTAAATCCTAATAATCTCTCCAGATTCCCACCGGATTTTATTCTTTCCGTCAAAGGCCACCCGAACCATTTCACCAACGGCCAGATTTCGCTTCAATTCCTCCATGGAGCGCCGATCCCGGTAATTCCTAACCCGATCATAGTCCACAACCGGAACAGGCTTTAACGACGCTTTGATCGGATTTCCCCACTCCGCCGGATCATACGGCCGCCCGATGCCCCGGCAGATGCTCTTTAACGTCCGCTCCGTACAGCTGCACCCACGCATCACGCTGGCAATGGTGCTCTCCGAGATGCCCGACATTCTATGAATCTGGCTGTTGGAGACTTTGTTGGCAGCGGCCCATTGTTTTAGGTCAAACATGTATCCTCCCTTCAAAATATAACTTTTAGCAATGTTCACTCTTGTTCACTTAATTTTTTATTACTGTGAACAGAAGAAACTTTGTATTTATAAGGGTTCTAAGTACTTTGTTCACATGTTCACAATGTTCACACGTTTTTTTGCTCCTACGCGTATACGCTTCAGAATTCACAAAATGTGCGTTTAAATTTTTTCTTTTATATAAACCTTCTTTGCTACGTGAACACTGTGAACTGTGAACACTCTTTTTATTCCTCTTCAATCTCATAAAAGCCCTCAAAGCCTTCCTGCACCTGGCTTTCATCCTGTTTTTCAAGAATACAGACACAGTTGGCATTATTATCATTAAAGCGCTTTCGCTTTGTTTTCCGGCCTTTATCCGTGATGAGCAGCCCTCTGATGTCCGCCCATTTCAAAAAAGCAGTGCTATTGTAATTGCAGTCCCGGCACATCTGGTCAAAAACATTTTTAATAATATAGATGTATCCGCCCTCTTTAATCCCCCAGCATTCCTGTATAAAATCTTCATTTTCCCGTTTCATGAACCGATGGTGATTCCGCACGACTTCTCCCATGATAAACTCATAGCACCGCTCATTCTCCGAAATCTCCTTCTCAGACTTCAGCATAGCAGCCGTTTCCTCAATGGACAGATAAACCCCATCCTCAAACAGGCAATCTGTAGCGATCCGGTCAGCGGTTAGAATCAGGGACAGGGAGATGCTCTGTTTCTGCATTTTTCCGCTTTTTTCAATCTCAGCCAAAAGCTCCCCCTGAATACGGCATACCTCCTCGGCGCCGATGTTCTGCAGGATTTCAATGAACCTTTTGCCCGCGAAGCCAAAGTTTTCATTGAGCGTCCGTGCCACCTCGATGCCATTCTCAAAGATTTTACTGTAGCCGGCTTCGACTTCGATGACGCGGTTGGCGGCGCCGGCCTGAGAGTATTCTTTGGTGATGGGCAGCTCCCCGGTGGTCAGAAAGGCACAGTGCCAGTTGTAGTTCCGGTTCAGGCCCAGGCTCCGGTTGGATCGGTCCTTGCCATTTCCCGAGCACATGGTGTAGATTAATGTTGAGAAATCACCCTTATACTTCTCCATAACCTGAGCCGTATCGTCCATGATGTAAGGCAGATGGTTGAGCATATCAGCCCGCACCTCAATGGCCGTCTGGGTGGACAGGAAATCGCCGGTAAAGGCACTCTCCATGGACGGGTTGCCCCAGATTGAGGCAGCCAGCATCAGACAGAGGGTTTTCCCACCCTCAGACTGCCCGTGAAGATGGACGAAGAACGGCAGGGCATTGCACATTTTGATAATCACGCTGGCAAAGCTGGTCGCCATCATAATTCTCGGCTCAATCCGCCCCTCTGCGCGGACTTTTTTAACAAACGCATCCCATTTCTTTTCATTGCCGCACTGCCTTATATCACCGTATACATTGCGAAAACGCACATCACCGTCAAAGACAATGTTGCTGTAGTAGGGAACAAACTCCTTGATGGCGTTCTCTCCATGCCACCCCAGCTTGGAGGTAGACACCCACTCGGGCAGGAGGTCCATATTGAAGTTCTCCACGTCAGCCAGATAGCGAACAAGGTACTTGGCATTTTCACTGGTCACGGCCACCCCAGAATTGGCAAGCGAAATAATCTTGGTGCTGGAGGCGATCAGGTCCTTATCGCAGATGATCTCTTTCCAGCGCTCCCCTTTTTTGAAGGCAAGCTTGATCTTTTCATCCCCAGTCTCCAGGTTGGTAAACCGCTCAACGGGCAAGATAGGATGGTAGCAGGCCTGCACCTCCCCGAACATGCCAAAGGTCCGGATGCCAGTTTCGTCAGCAAACCAGTTCCCGCAGCGCAGATCCGGATAACACTCACTGCCGAACTCGGTCCGCCGGTCCAGATTTTGAAGTATCCGGGCCCGGTTCTGCTCCTGGAGCTGTTTTTTCTGTTCCTGGAGCATTTTCTTTTCTTCTTTCTGGTAGGCTTTGAGCAAGCTGGTGAACTTTGTTTTCACGCCGAGCTCTGCAGCCCGGTCCGTCAGGTCATTAATGAGGCGCTGGCGGTAAATCTCGTCTTTTTCGTCAATAATCTCCTCAAAAGTGGTGTCTTCCAGAATGGTTTCCTTGGTTAATTTTTCGATTTGCACGGCTTCACCGCCCTTTACACGATACTTTCTACCAGGTATTGCTGGTATTCTAATTTGTGGCACGCCTCGACATAGAGCGGATGAAAAGGTTCATCCTCTGATTTCGGGGCGTATTTTATTTTGTTGGCGTCCAAACGCCAGAGTTCTTCCAATAAGGTCATCCGTATTTCTTCAGCTTTTTCCTTTTCCCGATCAGCGGTCCGGCGTTCATGCCGGAGCTTTGCGATGGCCCGGCGGCTCCGGAAAGCGCTGTCTTTTTTGTGGTGCTTTGTATCGGATTCAACGGTTTCCAATTCTAAGGAATCATCCCAGAGATGGAAATGCCCATTAATCTCCTCCAGCGCCGCCTCAAAGGACAGGCCCCGGTACAGCTCCACAAAATGCACCAGGCCGCCCTCCGCGCCGCAGACAAAGCACCTAAACCCAAAGTCCGTAAAGCTGAAATTTCGGTCCTTTCCGTCATGGATGGGGCATGGGATACGGTTGTGCCGTCTATTCCCGTCTAAGCCATACATCCCAAGAATCTCCCGCATGGTCAGGCTGGCCTTGATGAGGTCAGCCTTTTCCTTGGTGGTCATGGCTGTACGCCCAGCAGTTCTAAAATTTTAGGGCCGGACTGCTCCGGCGTGCAGAACTCAAAGCGGACGCCATGGCGGATCTGTACAGCATTCAGGATTTTATACAAGGTTTCGCCCTTGACCTTTCCATGAACGTTGTGCCAGTCTTTTGCGTCCTCCAGACAGTTTGCTTTTTGGTCAATCACCAGAAAGATCAGCTCAATGCCATGCGCCTTTGCCTCCACGATCTCCCGCTTAACGCGGTCATGATCCTTTGAGGCGAAGTTCACCGCACACTCTTCAAAGCCTTTTTTAGTGTCAATCACCCGCGACATATTGGTCAGCAGGCCATAATCACCATATGGGAGCTTGGACCGCAGGACGTGGACCCCGCGGTCTTTGAAATACTGGTGTGCCGCCTTGTACTTGCCTTTTTGCTGTCGGGTGTCTTCGATGATGGTCAGCATAGCTTACTCCTAAAAAGGAAGGTCTGAGTCTGGAAGGGGGGTAAAACCGCTCAGGCTGTCATCGGCTTTCACGAGCGTTCTCAATTCTGGCACGTTAAAATCCCCCTTCCGGATCGCGTCCACAGATCGGACCGCTTCGACGTAGTAGCGCTTTTTGACTTTTCCATCCTGCCCCACATACTCTTCATCACCAATGACCAGACCCACCGTTTTTGACAGCAGGCTGTTTTCATCATTGTTAAAAACGAATCCAGGGTTACTCTGCTTCACAGCCGTCAAGAACCCCTTAAAAAACGGCTGGGCTTTCGGCTTATAGGAGCGGATAAAGCTTCCCGCCCAAAAGTTCAGTCCAGCGGCCAGACGTGTAAAGTAAGACTGGTAATCCCCCTCCAGAATGTCAAACTCAACTTTTAAATATTCCCTGTCTGGGAAGTCTTCCACCCCTGTGATCACACAGATATACCCACCAGCTGGCAGGCGCTCAAATTCCTCGGCTTCTTTCACGTTATTCCAATCAATGTTTTTCATCGCTCTTCTTCTCCTTATATTTCGTAATATTCCCGAATGGTGGTATCCACATATTTCAGGTCATTTTCAATTTTTAAATCTTCAAACATATCCATCGGGGTTTTGCACGGGTTGGTTCCGTCCGACTGGGTTAAAAAATAATGCTTGCTGCCATCCACGAAAGCTAATAAAACAATCGAAAAGAGCCCTTCAAGGGTAAGCTGGTTATCCAGCATTTTCCCGAGTGTTTTGGCTTTAAGACGTCCTGTGTCCGTACTTTCCACGTGGTGTAGAAAATACACGACCACATCATCTGGCACGTCGTTAATGGCACATTCAATTAAGCTTTCAAAATTCAAAGCCATGTCCGTGAATTTACCGTAGCCTGTTTCTTTTGCTTTCCGGAAGGACTCAAAGGCCATTAAATACTGGCTGTCGTCAATCACATAGGTCTTCAATGACGCCTTTTTTAAAGAAGCCTTAATTACCTCATAAGAGGTTTTATTGGTAATGTGCTCGAATTTCTTTCGAAACGGCATGGGCTTGCTTGCCACGTTAAAAACGCCAATTTCATCCTCCGCAAAATTTCGGAGGGATGTGGATTTCCCGCTGCCGCTTTCCCCTAAAATTAATACTGGTATTCCCATGTTATTCCTCCTCAATAACCGCACCCGGACAGCTGTTCCCCACGCCGATCTCGGGCTCTAAAATCCATTCCTGCGTCGCTTCACAGATATAGCGTCTCAACCCCGCTTCATAGCCAAGCATATGGCAATATTTGCAGCATGGCGCATCCCCGGGAAAGGCTTTTCTAAAACTAAATTCAACAATGGTGTAATGGGACACCCCATTCTTAAACCGGTCATCCATGGGTTTTCACCTCCATCGACTCCCGCACATACTGAAGCACGGTCTCAATATCTGCCGACAGGTGCGGGTTGCCTTTTAACATCTTGATTTTATAGGCCTCAAGGCGTTTAGCCGCCTCAAGCACCTCTACGTTGCGTTTCATTGTCCGCCTCCGCATCCACCCGCTCCACGCAGTTTTCACAGCCGAAAACCGCTCCAGAACAATCCCGGTAAAAATAATCGCACTCGCAGCCACAGGCTGGGCAATGCGGCGGATATTCGATGTCCACATCGGGGTAACCGGTCTGGAGCGCCCTGGTAATGTCCGGATGCTCAAGCATTTTTAAACACCTCCAGCGCAGTGCAGAGCGCATCATTACGGGCCTGGAGCCGAGCCTTTTCCAACTCCAGACAAACATTCTGCTCAATGAGGATTTTTGCCAGATCATTCGCGGCAGTGAAAGCCGCAGATAGCTCCTCCACCGTTTTTTTTACAAAATCAAGCGCCTCCTGTGCGTTTTTAAAATTGGGATTTTCCATAATCCACTCCTTTCCGCCGCTTCACCAGCGCCTCTTTGCGCTGTTTCCATGATTCCCGGACACAGTGCGGGCACACAAACGGCTCGTCTAAAATCGGCCAATGCGACTCATAAATCAGGCCGCACCGGGTGCATTGCTTCTCATACGGAAAATACATTTGCATTTTTCCTCCAAAGGGTATATACTTTTCTTAGGTAGTTTTCATATTGGCCGGGATGACGCTGCAACGTCACCCGGCTTTTTTCATAAAAATTAAAACAGGTGCCGCAGATATACGCCACTGCGGTGCTGGCATGACACTCTAATCCATTAAAGCTTAAAAAATTTGACTGTTCAGGTTGGACGGGCGCTCATTCCCGTCCGTTTTTATCTTGTGTACTTGTTTACAAACGATTTTCAATTTTTTTCCGCGTTTTTAGCCCTGCGGATCAGGCTTTTGACTTAAAGATGAACAATATGGCGTCGCACAGCTTCCTTATGGTGGAATGCCCCTGTATTGGATCATTTGCCTTTCTCAACTTTCCATGCTCTGGTTAAAATAACATACGACTTGGTCTTAATCGCAGCACGGCGCTTTGGGCCCTTTTTATTGGTCAAAATTCTTAATAGCCAAAATCAGAAACCCAGTAAACGTTATGACACCAACTCCAAAGAAAAACACAGCTGTTTCATAAAGCCTTGCACCAGTCCCGCATAACGCTATGAGAATCTCCAACATCAATCCTTCCATGTCGCCTCCTCCGGATACGGCATTCTGCGAATTCGGCGGCGGCGCGATTCCTCAGCCTGCTGAACCCGGAAGCGATACAGTACAATGTAAATCCCCATCGCTAAAAGCGCGAACACAATCCACATACTCCCCACATCAAAACAGCCATACGCCATATAATTGTAAATTCCCCATAACAGCGTCGCGATAGCCCAAAGATAAGCACAATAAAGCGCTTCCTTTAAAAGACTGATTTTCAAAGTCGCTTTCATAAAGTCCCCTCCTGACCGAAGCTCCCATGTTCCCCCACATACGCATCCACCAGCTTAGGCGAAATATGGTAAGTATACCTTCCTCCCGTGTTCTGCACAAAAGAGCCAATATTCAAGGTTCCCTGCCGCATCGCCCGCCTTACATAATCCTCAGTCACACATAAGCGTTCAGCCGCCTCCTTCACCGAAAGGCGTTTTTCCGGATCATATCTCATTCTGTTTTCCTTTCCCCCACCGGTACGATTAACAGGGCCGCGTTATGGTAAAAGTCTGTTAGCGTGCGTTCAACCAGGGCAAACTTGATACGTTCTATATTTTGAGGAGGATTTAACGAGGGTTGCGGCCCTGTTAATACTACCGGCGGGTTTTTGTTTTAATCTTCTAAAAAATACTCAATCGGAACGCCAAAGTAATCAGCGAGAGTTTTTAGTTTGTCAACTTTTGGATTACTGCGACCGGTCTTCCAATCCGATAAAATCGATTGAGCAATCCCAGTATCTTTTGACACTTGATACGCAGTCTTATTGCTTTTTTCCAACAAAATAGCAAATTTTTTATACAAAATCGCACCACCTCTCATAAAATTTATATTGTAATTACTACGGAAATGTGATATACTGAGTTTGCTAAACGAAGTAAACAACATTCCCGTAGTGTGCTTCGGAAATACAACGCATTTCCTTTGCATACTCATACTATACTATGCATTTCCGATAAAGTCAATACATTTTTTCGGATTTTCTTAGTATTGCCTGTTATTTTTTGAAAGGTGAATAAAAATGTATGAGATTTTTGAAAAACTGCTAAAAAAACATGGTGTAACAGCTTATAAAGTATCAAAAGAAACAGGGGTTACCCAATCCACTTTAAGTGACTGGAAGAGAGGGCGCAGTACCCCAAAAACAGATAATATGAAAAAAATCGCTGACTATTTTGGTGTCTCAATCGATTATCTTATGACCGGAAAAGAATCCAACGACGAGAATACCTCTACCGAAAAAGACTATGCCCAAAACGAAACCGAAAGAAAATTGCTGGTTCTTTGCAGAAAAGCAAACGACGTTTCAGAGGAAGAACGCGAAGATATCATTAATCTCTTTGAGAATACAATTGATTTATACTTAAAAGCCAAAGGAATCAAAGGTGATGAATAACGGTTATGCGAAAAAGCCGGACTTTGACAAGTGTATCGAGGCCGCCACAGACCTACTCTACCGACAGGATGACCTTTTCACATTTCATCTTGACATAAGAAAATTAAAATATGACCGAACCATATATTTTGATTCTGTCCAGGGTTATTGTGTCCAGGTTGGCGTCCCCATCCGGCAGGTGATGTTCGGCAAGAAAAGACTGCTTAAAGAGGGCTGTACTGTTAAAGGTGATGATTTTTATCTTGTACTCTATAATGAAGACCGTCGTTCCTTTGAGCGGCAGCAATGGACCATGGCGCATGAGATCGGCCACATTTATTTAGAGCACGAAAAAGACGAAGATAAAGAAGAAGCAGAGGCCCATTGCTTCACCGGTCAGTTGTTTATGCCCGACTACAGCCTATACCGGATCGTCAAGGATTTTAATGGCGCCTGTGCTGATATAGCCGAGATATTCCGAGTCTCAAATGCCGCCGCCCAAAGAAGATGGAACACCTTTTTCAGAAAAAGAACCGTCCATGCCGGAAGAAAAGATCAGGCCATCTGGGAAATGCAGAGAGAAAAAGTAGAACTGTATTTTTACTGTAAACAAAACGGGCTTGCCTTTAATCGCGAATTTTTTAAGTATGAAAAGAAACGGGACCTTCTAAAAACAGCAGATGTGATCAGTTCATTTTCAGAACTGTCAAATCTTTTTGTTTAATAAAAAACTCTTCCATTCTGCCGACATTGAGATAGTGATATGATACTAGGACAAAACTTTAGTAAAATGCCAGAAAACATTTTCATCTATCCTCTATTAGTGTATAATGATAATATCTATATTTTTAGGAGGAAAAAGAAATGAATGAAGAAATGAACAACGGCGGTAGTGTTGAAAAAACACCTTTTTACAAGAAGAATTGGTTTGTAATTTTACTGATCATCTTCATACCACCTGCTGGGCTCATTATGATGTGGGTTAATAAGCAATTTGGAAAAACAGCAAGAATTGTATTAACAATAGTTCTTGCTATTTATTCGATCATTTGGTTGACCACATTGTTCACTCCCAAGCCAACACAAACAACACAGCCAGAACCAACCACACAAAGTCAAGCACAGCCAAGTGCTAACGTGTCCGCAACCGCAGCACCGACACCTGAACCGACACCCGCTGTTCCAACAGAATATAAATCGGCTCTAAAAAAAGCTAAATCTTACAGTGACACCATGTACATGTCAAAACAGGGTCTTTATGATCAACTCACATCGGAGTACGGAGAAAAATTCTCAGTTGAAGCTGCACAATATGCGGTTGACAATTTAAATGCGGACTATAATTACAATGCCCTGCAAAAAGCTAAATCATACCAAGAAACCATGGCCATGTCACCAGAAGCAATCAGGGATCAATTAACGTCTGAATACGGTGAAAAGTTCACCCAAGAAGAAGCGGATTACGCAATTGCTAATCTTCCGCAATAAGTAAAATCGTCCCTGTGTTTTGATGAACAGGGACGATCACTCAATTTCTACAAAAGCTACTAAAAAAGAATAATCAGGAGGAAATGATGGCTTTAAAAGATTTAATGGACAAAACCAGCAATCTGATGGAAAAAACATCAAAATCAGCAGGCGGCGGAATTGCTCAAGGATTAATGGGAAACGCCCAGGAAATGAATAAGGAAAAAGTACAAGCCGAGTATGGTATGTATTTGATGTCTGGTGAAACGATAAAAATCGGTTACCAATTGTTGAGAGACGTTTTTGTTGTTACTGATCGCCGGATCATTGATTTTGACAAGCAAGGCGCTACAGGTAAAAAAATGAGCATCAAGTCGGTTTATCTTGATTCAATCGTAGGTGTTGAAGCCGAGACTGCTGGCGCTGGTATTGATGATAGTGAAATCACTATCCGCTATATTACGACCCCGTACCATAAAGCGCACTCATTAAGCATGGATTCTCGCAAATTCGAATTTCCAAAAAAATATGATATAACCAATCTGTATAATCACTTACAGCAGATTGCTTATGATAATTACGTTCGTATAAACCAGTAAATAAAAATAACGCCCCCTACCCTGCAAGGTAAGAGGCGATGACATAGATTTCCGGGATAAGACCGGTACAATCTACCCTAAGCAAGTTTATTGTACCACATTATCCCGGTATTTTCCAACATACCGGGCATTTTTATGCCCAAAAACAGAAAAGGAGTGATCTTTTATGCGATTACCAAACGGCTATGGCAGTGTTTGCAAACTCTCCGGAAAAAGGCGAAACCCCTTCAGAGTCCGAAAAACATTAGGCTATGAGCTGACCGAAAACGGAAGAACCAAACAGATTTATCAGACCATCGGTTATTATCCCACACGAAAAGCAGCCCTCGAAGCCCTTGCCGCGTATAACGCAAACCCATACGATGTCAACGCCGAGAAAATCACCTTCGCAGATGTCTATGAGCGCTGGTCCGAACAGCATTTTGAAACCATTGTGCCCAGCGCCGTTCGCACCTGGAAAAGCGCCTACCGTTATTGTGAATCCCTGTACAAAATGCGCATGCGCGATATTCGGGTTCTGCATCTCGAGCAAACCATCAAAAACGCCAAAGTAGGCGATTCAACAAAAGCCAGAATGAAGTCCCTGTTTAACCAGCTATACCGCTTTGCCATGAAACACGAAATAGTTGAGAAAGACTACGCGCAGCTCTGTGACAGCATCAAAGCCCCAAAGCCTAAGCTCAAACGTATTCCCTTCACACACGCAGAAATTGAATTGCTTTGGGAAAACATCAATTTTCCATTTGTAGATATGGTCCTGGTTGGCATCTACTCCGGCTGGAGACCCCAGGAGCTGGCCGTACTTAAAACAAAAGATATCGACCTCGAAAACAAAACCATGTTTGGCGGACTGAAAACCGATGCCGGAAGAAACCGCTGCGTCCCCATCCATCCCAAAATACTTCCACTCATCGAAGCGCGGTACGATCCGACAAAAAAATTTCTGTTTAATGACGAAAATAGCCAGCAGGGTACATCCATGACCTACGAAAAATACCGCGGACGATTTAATAAAGTGGCAAAAAAACTGGCACTTGAAGATCATCGGCCACACGATACACGCCATACCTTTATCTCAAAAGCCAAGGAAGCCGGCGTTAATGAATACGTTCTAAAACTGATCGTCGGGCATGCGATCGAAGATATAACCGAGAAGGTTTATACCCACCGGACAATGGAACAATTGAAAGCCGAAATGGAGTTGATTGAATTTTAA